GCCGAAGCCGGGCGATTGGATGCGTGCATCGGGCTTGCCGAGGCTTTGCCCCCGTATGTACGCGCTCGCAATGCAGAATGCGTTTAGCCTAGACCTTGAGGTTGACGCAGACTTGGGTTGGACTTTCGGCATTGGCACGGCCATGCACAGGCAGTTTCAAGAAGAGTTTTTGCGGAACCTTCCTGCGGGTGTGTTCCAAGGGTGGTGGCGCAACCGCGCTACGGGCTATGTGTCGAAGGGCGACAGCCTACCGTTCGGTCACAACGGCGAGTGTTTGGCGCATAGTTGGGCTCCTATGCCTAGCGGTGACAGCGACGACTACGAGTATGTGGAGTTGTCGTTCCGCAACGAAGCGTTCCGCATCACGGGCCACTGTGACGGCGTTCTAGTGTGGCCGGGCGAGGAACCTGAAATCTTTGAGTTGAAGACGATCAACGAAACGGGCTTTGCGCGTGTAGACCCCGACAACGGCGGTTCACCGAAGGCAGAACACGTGCTGCAAGCGCAGGCGTATCTGTGGTTTAGCGGGCTGAATCGGGCGCGTATCGTCTACTTCTGCAAGCGTTTCGGGCGGTTTGACGAGATGCTTTGCGAGCATGAGATTTTGCGCGACGAGGCTATCATCGAGAGCATCAAGGCAACCTTGCTTGAGACGGTGAAGGCGTTGGACGAGGGCCACAAGCCTGCCCGACTGACCGAGTGCCGTGGCAAGGGCAGCGAACGGGCCAAGTATTGCCCCGCGAAGGTCGCGTGCTTTACGCCATCGGCCTAGACCTATCGCTCCGTAACACCGGGTTGGCGGTAGTCCGTGGAGACGGCACTATCGTCAAGGTCTGCTCGTTCGGCGCATCACTTGAGCGTGGTGCAACGATGAAGCAGAAGGTGGAGCGGTTGGTGGGTCTGACGCAGCGCATTGTTCAAGAGGTCCGGGTCTACCACTCCGAAGCGTTCGACCGGGGTGGCGAAGCGAAGGTGGCGATTGAGAACTACGCCTTTGGTGCAAGGGGAGCGCAGAACGACTTGGGGGAGTTGCATGGTTGCGTGAAGATGCAGTTGCACCTGTCTTTACGGCTTCACGCGCAGGTGGTTTCACCATCGTCCTACCGGAAGGTGTTGCTCGGCAAGGGCAACGCGACAAAGCAGCAGTCCTACGAACACGCTCAACGGGCCTTGACAGATGCGGGTTTGGCGGCTAAGAATAACGACGAAGCAGACGCTTATCTCGTCGCAGAGTGGTTGCGGCGGGCAACATTGGAGGAAGTGGAATGAGTGATAGTTTGGTAGTGATGCAGGGTGGAAAGGAGCATTCCGAAGCCCGGCAGAAGGTTCTTGACCTTCGCAACAAGGTCGAAGAGTCCTATTGGGAACTTTCCAAGACTTTGAACGAGGTCTATCAGGGTTCTTACTACATTCCGTGGGGCTATTCCTCTTGGAAGGAGTATGTCGAATCGGAGTTACAATTTGCCTTGCGGAAGGCGCAGTATCTTGTGTCGATCCAAGATTGGTTCGGCAAGATGAAGCCCGAAGTGAAGGCTTGGGTGCAGGGGCTTGGTTGGACGAAGGCCAAGGAACTGATCGGCATTGTGACCGACGACAACGCTGCCGATTGGAAGGCCCGCCTTGAAGGGCTGACCTACGCCGAGATGGTCGCGGAGTTGAAGGGCGGCAAGGGTGGCGACGAGACACCGATTGACGGGCAGAACGAGCGTCCTACGGCTCCCGAAAAGCCGGGCAAGAAGGCGTTTGCGCTGTTCCCTGAACAGGCAACGAATGTCGAGGCTGCGCTTGCGAAGGCGAAGTCGCTCGCCAACACAGATAAGGAAGGTCACGCGCTTGACCTTATCTGTTCCGATTTCCTTGCCACGAATGCTGCCGACGACGACTTGTTCGGCGTGCTGCGGCGGCTTGAGAAGTCGTCCGGGCTGCGGCTTGTGGCCTACGACAAAGAGGCAGACGCGGTTGTGTTCGGTGCCGACCTGCTTGACGAGATAGCGGGAGACGCGGAGTAATCCGTTCCTGCCGCTTGACGCTCCCGCTTGACCTAGCCACAGTCTCGCGGGGGCGTTTCGTTTTTGGAGGCTCGATGCGGCGTTGCGAATGGTGCGGTAATGTTGGCACAGTGGTCTTTGTTCATGGACACACGCAATGCGTTCGCTGTAAGACTAACATAGCACCATGTTGCGGTGGCGAGAGTGCAATCAATTGCGCGGAGGAAGCGAATGTCGTCGTTGGCGGGAGACTATGTGGAGTTGGGGATCGACCTGTTGGACGCAGCGGATTGGAACCCGAACAAGATGAAGGACAAGGAGTTCAAGCGGCTTGTTCAGAACATCGAGGAAGGGGGAATGATCGACCCGGTACAGGTGGTTCCAAAGGGTGACGGTCGGTATCGGATTATCGGAGGCCACCACCGACACTTGGCCTGCAAGATGATTGGTTACGGCACCATTCCGTGTGTCGTGTTGACCGACCCGAAGTGGCAGGACGAAGAACGTCAGAAGTTGGAGACGGTTCGGCTCAACGCGATCAGGGGCAGCATGAACGGCGAGAAGATGCTCGCGCTGTATCAGGAGGTCGCTGCAAAGCATGGGGCGAGCGCAGTTGCCGACCTTATGGGCTTTGCCGACAAGGACGCGCTGCGGAAGATGATTGGCCACGCACGCAAGGCTATCCGAGATGCCGGGTTGCCCCCGGAGGCCGAGGATGAGTTGGAGGAGAAGGCCAAGGATGCCAAGAGCCTCGATAACCTGTCCGAGATAATCTATCAGATACATCAGAAGTATGGTGCAACGCTCAATCAGCACTTTATCTACTTCGATTGGGGCGGGAAGAAGAACTTGTATGTTGAGGTGAACAGCAAGGCATTCAAGGCTATCGAGAAGATGATGAACGAGGTTCGGAAGCGCGGGCTAGATGCGGGCGACTTCTTTGAAGCGTTGGCGAACAACTACGAAGCGGCTGTGGACTTGAACGGTGACGAAGATGGCGAAGAAGGGTAACGACGATAAGCGTGATTTCCGCCGTGACAGGCCAAAGGTGCAGCAGCGGCACAAGCGGATAATGGACATAGCGGCTCAGACACGGGCCGAGATGGATAGCCGCATGAAGCACGGCTACTCTCTCCCGGACATTGCGAAGTGGTTGCAGGAAGAGCGTGGCGAGTGCAACGACCTAACGCACGATAGCCTTGTGACCACGCTGTACCGTTACCGCGAAGACTTGAAGCCTATGGAGGTAGCGGAACGGTTGCTCCCTTCGGTGGTCCGGGATGCGAAGGTGGTGATCGACAAGCAGGTGGACGAGTTGGAGGAGTTGCAGAAACTTTACCACTTGCAGCGGGAGCGGATCGAGATCGGCGTTCAGTTTGAGAAGGCGAGCCGAGTGTTGAACAAGAACATGACGCAGGAGATTGCGCAGGCATCTAGCCTGTTGATGCGGCGGCATGAGATCAAGATGGACTTGGGTATGGACGGTGGGCGCAATCTTGGCACCATGACGCTCCGCCCGGAGTTGGGTGCTACGGTGAGTGGCAAGTACGATGTGGACATTGTTCAGGCAGCGAACGACCCCGTGAGCCGAGGCAAGGCATTGGCGGTTGCCCGTGCGCTCGCTGCGTTGGACGGGGATGTGTTTGACATAGACTTTGAGATTGAGCCTAGCACGAACTCGGAGCATGAATGATTTTCAACAACGATGGTCGTCACAGGTCGGAGCGCACCAAGGGGGAGGACCGGGCGTTGCTGTTGCAGCAGTTGTCCGAGTTGACCCCTGCCCAACGCAAGTTGGTGAAGGCAATGCTCGTCAGTGCAACGCAGGGTGACGGCGATCTGTTCGACTACATGAACGACAGCCGTTGGTTGCGGAAGCCTGTTTCGGTGCGGCAGTTTTTGGAAGACCCCTACTACATGGGTGCGTCTAGCCAAACGCTCTACCCGCGCATCAAAGAGGACTTGATTGAGATGTTCGAGACGCCCGGTATCCGGGAAGTGGTGCTGACGGGTAGCATCGGTTACGGCAAGACGACCTTTATCTCGTTTGCGACTTGTCGGCTGCTCTACGAACTGTCTTGCCTTCGCGCCCCGCAGTCTGCCTACGGGTTGTCGCTTGGTTCGGAGATCGTGATTGCGCTCATGAGCAAGTCGCTGCACCTATCGCGGCAGGTTATGAAGTCGGCGGTGGACGACAAGGTAAAGTTGTCTCCCTACTTTATGGAATACTTCAAGCCGGACTTCCGTTCCGACAACACCTTCTTTCCTAACAGCATCAACTTGAGCATCGGCTCTTGCTTCTCCGAGCGTATCTTGGGCATGAATGTCCTCGGCGGGGCGATGGACGAAGCGAACTTTATGGTGTCGAAGGGGCAGGTTATCGGCAAGCAGAGCGGCAAGAAGGCAACGGTCGCGCAGTTTGACTTGGCCGAGAAGATGTACGCATCTATCGTGCGCCGTATCAAGTCGCGTTTCCTAAAGGCACCACAAGACTTGCCGGGGCTTATGATCTTGGCATCGTCGGCTGCAACGATTGACAGTTTCACGAACCGAAAGATCCGCGATTCGTACACCGACCCGTCTGTGTTCGTGCGCGACTATGCGGCGTGGGATGTGAAGCCGAAGCAGAACTTCAACGGCGAGAAATTTTGGGTTCTGATCGGGAACAGCGCGGTTCACAGCCGGGTGATCAAGGACAAGGCCGATGCAGATGCGATTGACCGTGGATGGTTGGAAGAGCAGGAGTGTCGCATCATCGAGGTGCCGATTGAATACTACGACGACTTTGACCGCGACTTGGAGAACGGCATACGCGACATAGCGGGTATCAGCACGCACGCGATCTCGGCCTTTATCAACCGGATTAGCCGCATTGAAGAGTGCGTGAACAAGGAGATGGAACACCCGTTTGAGTCGTTGGAGTACGACTACGGTAGTGGTGCAGGCTTCGTGTGGCCTTCGCTGTGTAGGAAGGGTGAGCGGAAACTATCGGGAGGCTACAAAGAGGTCTTTTGGCAACCGCTTCGGAACCCCAAGACGGCTCGCCATGTTCACATCGACCCTTCGCTATCGGGCGACAGTACCGGGATTGCTATGGGCCACATTGATCGGTGGGTGGAAGTCGTCCGTCGCGGCCCTGACGGTGAAGAATACACCGATGTTGCACCATACATAGTTATCGACTTGATGCTGCGCGTGAACCCCCCGCAAGGCGAACAGATCTTCCTGCCCGACATTCGGCGTATGGTCTACGAACTTATGGAACACGGCTTCCACTTGTCCGGGTTCTCATGCGACAGTTACCAATCTGCGGAGATGATTCAGCAGATGAAGGCGCACGGGGTTCAGTCCGAAGTGGTGTCGGTGGACAGGTCGATGGACGCTTATGATGCTCTGAAGTCGGCGCTGTATGAGCGGCGCATTGAGTTCTACCGCTACGATCCGTTCGTCACGGAGTTGAGGACTTTGGAGTATGACAAGGTTCGCGGCAAGGTAGACCACCCGGTTGCAGGCACCAAGGACGTTGCCGATGCTGTGGCAGGCATGGTCTATGCCCTTGTCAAAGGCGCAAGATTGAGTAATGTTGTGATGCCCGACCTCGACCTTGAAACGAAGGAAAGCGACAGTTGGGTGAGCAATAAGATTATGGTGCCACAAGGCTCTATGCAATCAATTGCGCAAGACTTGTCGGGTATGCCGTTGCCGTTCATCATGGGTTAGTCAATGGGTATTGTCTCCAACATTGCGGGTCGGGTCAGCAAGTGGTTCGATTCAGACAAGGAGAACGTCACCATTGCTCTGAAGAAGGGCAATGACGAGTCGCAGTTTATCGGCGGTGACGGCGGAGGCATGGCCGGGTACACGGGCTACGATCAGTTGTCCGACAACCTCCGTTTGGAGGACACGCTTCTCTACCGCTACGCCGACTACGAAGAGATGGACGACTACCCGGAGATAGGGTCGGCCCTCGATGTTTACGCAGACGATGCCACGGTGCAGGACGCGCAGCATAATGCGTGTATGTGGGCTACTGCCGAGGACAGCCTTGTGCGCGGTATCCTAGACGACCTTCTCACGCGCCGCTTGCGTGTGGAGGAAGATGTCTACGCGCTCACGCGAGGCTTGGCGAAGTATGGCAACGCCTATGCCGAGATCTTGGCGAACGATACAGGCGTGGTCGGTCTGAACTACCTTCCTGCACCTACGATGCGGCGCATTGAAGATTCCAAGGGAGACTTGCTCGGATTCATTCAGACGATGGACGGTCGGTTCTTGGCCGAGGGCAGCACGATTGTCGATGACATAAAGAACAAGAAGTTGCCGCCGGGGGTGACGTTCTTTGAGCCTTATGAAGTGGTGCATTGGCGGCTGCAAGGCAAGCGCGTGCATACTTCCTATGGGTACAGCGTCCTAGACAGTGCGCGGTGGATCTTCCGCAGGCTTGTCATGGCCGAGGACAGCGCACTTATCTACAAGTTGACCCGCGCCCCGGCTAGGTTTGCCTTCTATGTGGACACAGGCAATCTGCCTCCGCAGCAGCGCACGGCCTATGTGAATCAGGTCAAGCAGGGCTACAAGAAGCGGAAGTTCTACAACCCTTCCACGGGCAAGTTGGACTTCCGCATGAACCCGCTCGCAATGGACGAGGACTTTTGGATTCCGACTGCGAACGGGCAGGACAGCACGCGAATCGACGTGATCAGCGGCCCCGACTATCAGACGACCGACGATCTTGAATACTTCCGAAGCAAGTTGTTCTCTGCGTTGAAGGTGCCACGGCGGTACTTGGGCTTTGACGGCGGGGAGAGCCGGGCTTCGCTATCGCAGGAAGATGTGCGGTTTGCTCGCACCATTCAGCGGTTGCAGCGCGAGGTTCGGAACGGCTACAAGAAGGTGTGCCGTATTCACTTGGCGGCGTTGAACATCGACCCGGATCAGATCAACTACGACCTAAAGATGACAACCTCTTCTACGATCTTTGAGTTGTCGCAGTTGGAGTTGGTGAACGCGAGGGCGGGCGCGGCGCAGGCATTGATCGAGTACCTTCCGAAAGATTGGATCTTGGAACACATTTTTGAGTTCTCCAAGGACGATGCAATCTTTATTCAGAAGTCCAAGCGCAGCGAGATGCGTGACGATGCTATGTATCAGGCAGACACCGAAGGTCGCGTGATGCAGACGGCGCAGGATACTATAGGTGGTGCAGCCTCGATTGAGTTGCAAGGCGAGTTGCCCACGGGGGAGGAGCCTGCCGGGGCAGCGGAATCTTTTGCCAAACTTGACAAGCGTTTGCGGTTGTTGCAGGAGAAGCATGAGCGATTGCACAAGTCGCAAGAAGCGTCTATCAGATCGCTTGACCGTCTTTACGACGACCTTGCACCTACTGTAAAAGAAGTGCATAGGTTGGTGAGACGGAGCAGAGGCGTTCTGACCGAGAACCGAAAGAGGAACCGATGAAGCCTTTTGTAGTTGGCGACAAGTTTGCGGAGATGCGTAGGGGTTCGGTCGAAAGCGTGATCGACGCCGCCGAAGCACTTGCAGAAGCGCACCTTGAGAAGAAGGTGGAGGTTATCGCCACGCACCCGGACTGTATCTTTGTGGTTGCCGAGGGCGAGGACTGTGTTCGCAAGTTGGGGATTCGCATGGAGGCTGACGGCCCGAAGGTGATCTCCAACCGGGTGAAGGACGGGCTTGTGACCGAGAGCAACCTCGACAGGCACATTAGCAAGTCTATCTCCGAGGCTGTGGACGCGCTTCTGAACGGGGAGCCGTGCAATCAATTGCACCAAGCCGCGAAGTTGATGCGGAGCGGTGGTCGCTACTTGTTCTCGGAAGAGCGTGACGGCCTGTTGGAGTCGGGCAAGAACCCGCTGCATTGGGAGACGCTTTACGAGGCGAACCGAAAGGACATTCGCCGTATGGCCTATGGGTCGATCCGCGAGGACGAGAGCAAGGTTCCCAAGACCCGGTATGGTGCTTTGCCCCCGGAGAAGGTCGAAGGGTTTGACCATGAACTGCGTTCGTCGGTGGGTGTCCTGCTCGGCCTAGCGGAAGAAGTCTCTAAAGAGTTGAAAGGTGTTGACCCTCAAAGCGTTGACGCTAGAGGTTGGAACGTGAAAAATGTCTTGGCAAGTATGCAGACAGAATGTAGCGTGATCTTAGACAGAGGGAACAAAGCCCTGTCTTTGGCCCGGAGAGAACACCTAGCCGACCTTGCGGAAGTGCATGATCGGCTCGCTGATACAGTCAAGTCGCTACAAGTTATGCGGCGGTTTATTCAAGCAAGCACCATCAAGGGAGATTAGCCATGCAGGATCGTATTGTTCGTAGTTTGAACGAGGACTTCGCCAAGATTGGGTGGGATAAGGGCGTGAACGAGTTGAATCGTTTGTCCACCACTCGCCTTGACGAGAGCCTTTACAGCGTCCCGGCTATCACGGCTGACCCCATTGACGGCCCCGTGGTGACGGTAGAGTTGTTGAGCCGCATTGCCGATCTCGACTTTGACGCGCTTTCCGAGGACGACTGTGACGCGCTGCTCGACGGCCTTCGTGAGAAGGATCTCCCGGACCACGACCACCGACTTGCCGAGGCTGCCGAGGCGGTCGTCAAGGCTCTGTTGGAGCGCAAGATGCGTGGCCGTTCGACGCGCGGCGGCACATACACCAAGGCCGCATCGGGCTTTGAGACTGTTGACGGCAAGATCAAGAAGAAGTCTGCGGGTGATGTTGTCGCGGATCGCCGTCAGCGTAAGCGTCTCAACAAGAAGAATGTTTCGGGGCTTCGCCGCTCCGCAAAGCGGGCGTTGCGCACGGCTGCAAAGCGCAAGCGTATGGGCCTTTCGGCTGACGACATGAGTGATGGTTTGGTTCTTGAACTGAACAACATTCTTGGCGAGGGCAATCAGTATGGTGCATACGGCGACACCGTTTCGCGTGTTGCTCGCATCATGAGCCTGCTTGAGGCTATCCTCGGTTCCGAAGTTGGCAATGTTCTTGAGAACGCCTACGAGACGATGGAGGGTTCGTTGCTCGCAGAGAACAGCGACCCGCAGCGTGCCTTTGGCCCTGCGCTGAAGGTCATTGCTCGCTGCTTGGAACAGATTGACGGCTTGGGAAACGGCTAGTAGAGGCCAAGCGGAAGCGTCGAACCGCCTATTCAAGCGGTCGGCGCGAAATGGCCGGGCTGACAAGTTTCAGGGCAGATGTTAGGTTGAGCGGAAAAAAGACGGATCGGAAGGTAGACCCGAAGTTCCGTCGCAGAGCAGAGTTGGGCATCGGCATTGACCGGACACCGTTCAAGTTCAAGGATTGGAAGATCGCATGAGCAAGCAACTACTTATTGACGCAGCACCAATCAAACTTTCGCTCCAAGAGAGCGAAGGTGGCAAGATGGTTGCGCGTGGCGAGTTTGCGCGTTGTGACGTTCCTACGCAGAATGGTCGCACCTACCCGCGTGGCGTGTACGAGCGCGAGATCAAGAAGTTGCAGGAAAGCGTTGGTTCGCGCCGCGCTTTCGGTGAGTTGGATCACCCGGACGATGGCAAGACCAAGTTGAGCCGCGTTAGTCACTTGATCACCAAGTTGACTGTGGACAAGAACGGCGTTGTCATTGGCGAGGCCGAGATCTTGGACACCCCGAACGGGCGCACTCTCAAGGCTATCCTTGATAGTGGTGCAGAGGTTGGCGTGTCGAGCCGGGGCTTCGGTTCGACCCGTGCTATGCCTGACGGTTCGTCTATGGTTGGCGAGGACTTCGTTCTCCGTTCGTTCGACTTCGTGGCCGACCCCGCAATGAAGACTGCCTACCCGCAGATCTTCGCGGAAGATGTTGAGGTTGACGCAGAACAGGACTTGCTTGCCGAGTTCCCCGAATTGGCCGAGGACCTTCGTTCGCGTGAGCGTGAGGCTGCAAGGCGTGATGCCGAGGCTGCGGTTGGCACGATGATTTCCGCCAACGAAGAGAAGGTTCGCAGCGAGATGCGCGAAGCCTTTGAGAAGCAGTTGGCCGAGGCTATCGTGGGCGTGCGCGAGAGCGTGACCGAGGGTTTGCGGGAGGAGTTTAGTTCCGACCCGGAGATTGGCGGAGCGCGTGCGGTGCTTGGGAAGATTGCTTCTCTTGTTGGCACCTTCAGCGGTTCGGGCCACAGCGACGAGGTTGCGCTTCGTGATGCTGTGCGTGAGCGCGACTTGCAGATTGCCTCGATGAAAGAGAGTTTGGACAAGGCCACGGACATTGCGCGTCGAGCGTCCTATGCGCTTGTGGTCGAGCAGCGGATTGGCGGGCATCCTATGGGTGAGCGTATCCGCAAGGTGCTTGGCGACATTAGCGCGTTTGGCAGTCGGGATGCTTTGCAGAACCGATTGGAAGACATTGCCGGGGAGTACGACGAGATCGTATCCGAGCGGCAGCAGCGCGTGGACGAGAACCATGCCTCCGAAGTCGAATCGCTGCGCAATCGGATTGCAGAGTTGGAGGCTTCTTTCGAGGAAGCGTCCTCGCAGATTGAAGCGTTTGAGACTGCCGACGAAGAGGCGCAGGAACGCTTTGAGAGCAAGATTGACGCTTTGGTGCAGAAGCACAAGGCGGAGTTGGACGAGGCTCGCTCGGCTGTGTCCGAAGCCCTTGAGACTGCCAAGCAGTATCGGTCTTTGGCCGAGAGCAAGGATGCGGAGGCAAAGTCGTCTGACTTGACCGCTTACAAGGCTCGCAAGACTTCCGGGTTGACGAATGCAAGCCGTTTGATGAAGATGATTGAAAGTATTGACGACAAGGATGCCGTTGATGCTATTATTGACGAAAGCGGCACGAATGACATTAGCGACCGAGACCTTTCGGAAGCAGTTAGGAAGTTGAAGCGCGGCCGGGTAAGCACAGGAGCAATGACGGAAGAAGTTGCACCAAACATCTTGCGTGACCCGATGTTGGGTGGCGTGACAAATGCACAGTTTCTTGAACTTTCAGGCATCAAGCGAGCGAGGTAAAAAATGGAGAGTCGTCGGCTATTGGCAGAACAGAGTGGTGGCACCGCGGCAGACGCGGGTTTCGTTCAGAAGGTTGCGTCCAAGTGGTCGCCGCTCCTTGAGGGAGTAGACGACCCGTGGAACCGTGGCGTTCTTGCGATCCTCCTTGAGAATCAGATGACGCACCTGCGCTCTCTGAACGAGGAGACGCTTTCGACGGGCGTTGGCTCTTTCACCAAATACATCTTCCCGATCCTTCGCCGGGTGTTCCCGAACCTGATTGCCAATCAGATCGTTTCGGTTCAGCCCATGACGGCTGCTGTCGGCGGTATCTTCACCTACGAATACAAGTATGGTGCTACGAAGGGTACGACGACTGCCGGAACCAACCTCATTCAGAACTTTCAGAAGTATTACTCTTCGGAGTTTGTTGACTATGAGGTGAAGGTTCCGACTACGGCCACGGACGGCACGAAGGTTCTTTGGAACAACGCCACCAACGCCACCGACCGTATCCCGTTCAAGTGGCTTCCGCTTTCCCCGCTCAACACGAGCAAGGGTTACGTCCTCACCGTCTATTGGACGAGCGGCGCGGTCTTGCGTAGCCTCACGGACAACGGCAGCGGCGTGCTTGTTCCTGCCACTTCTGCGGCAGGTTGCAGCGGCACTGTGGACTACACCACGGGCGCATACACGCTTGACCTCACTCCGTTCCCGCCCACGGCTGCTACGCCGATCTACTCGACCTACTACTACAACTCGGAGTTGGTCAGCGGCACCACGGCCCCTGCGGTCAATGGTTCGCTCTACGCCAACACCGATCAGGTCGCGCAGATCCCGGACATCAACCTCGACATCACGCTCAACACCGTCACGGCGATCACTCGCAAGTTGAAGGCTCGTTGGTCTGCCGAGGCTGTTGACGACCTTCGTGCCTTCCACGGCCTCAACGCCGAGACGGAGTTGGTCGCGGGTATGGCGAACGAAATCTCGCTTGAACTCGACCGTGAGATCATCACCGACCTCATCACGGGCGCAAAGTTTAGCGCGACCTACAACTTCGCTACCGGGCCTGCTCGTCCTCTGACGGCGAACGGCGGTAACTTCACGGAAATCGACAGCATCCGTGGCCTGCTCACGATCATCGAGTCGGTGTCGGCGCAGATTCACCGCGCTTCGCTCCGCTCCCCGGCCAACTTCATCGTCGTCAGCCCTTCGGTTGGTGCCATGCTTGCTCAGTTGACCACGCACGGCGACTTTATGATGGTGAACCGCGCTGTCGAGCCGCAGGTCGCTCCGTCCTACGGCCCGATGAACTCGAACTTCGGCGTGTCGCGTCTTGGTACGCTCATGAACAAGTTTGCGGTCTATCAGGATCCGTTCCTTGACCCGGCTTCGACGGGTGCTGCACCTAACCTTCTCGTCGGCCTCAAGGGTTCGTCGTTCCTCGACGCGGGCTATGTGTACGCTCCGTACATTCCGCTTCAGGTCACGCCGACCTTCCTTGACCCGGACGACTTCACCTTCCGTAAGGGTCTGCGCACCCGCTACGCGAAGAAGATGCTCCGCCCCGAATACTACGGCGCGATCACGGTTCAGGGTATGCCCACCATCGGTGGTATCTAGTTGACCGACTAATCCTTCGGGGTTAGAACAAGGGCCGAGCCTCGAAAGGGGTTCGGCCTTTCTGTTTGTGGAGTTGCAGTATGAAGTATCGTTACATTGCGGTGGATCGTAACCCGAAGCGTGTGTGGCCGATTCAGTTGGGAACGGGCGAAGTGGTGCTTGTCCCGGCTTCTCATTGGATTGAAACCGAGCATGACTTGTCTGCGTGGGTTGGCGGCTTGATTCAAGGTGGCCCTGTTGACCACGGGGTTGCCCCCATTGTGCAACCGATTGCACCTGTTGAGGTTGTCGTTGTTCCGCCCAAGGATCGTATGTCGGCGTTTGCCGAAGCAATGGGTAATGCGTTTGCCAAGTCTACTCCAAAGCCTGTTTCCGAGCCTGTTCCTGCCCCGGCTCCCGCTCCTGCTCCCGCTGCACCTGTGGTTGAGCCTATCCCCGAACCTGTGGCGGCGGCAAAGGCCATTGAAGATTTGGTTGAGGAAGCGGCGGAGATTGCAGAGGCAGACGTTGGTTCAATGACCCGCAAGCAGTTGTGGGCTGAGGTCGTTTCGCGTGGACTGAATGTTGGTTTGGTCTACAACAACACGACGAAGGCAGAGATGGTCCGGGTTCTTTCGACGGGGGAATAAGATGTTGCACGAAGAAGCACTTTCCGCTGCGATTCCGTATGAGTCGCTAGGTTTGGGTGAGCCTGTTATCGTCGTCACGCGCATGGGAACGCTCGTCGCCAAAGGAAAGGTGATGGGCGTGTTCCCTTATGGTGCCGTACAGGTCCGAGAGTATGACTTGGAGCGCGGCGGTTCGCAGGCGATTTCCGACCGTGTTTACGACACAGACCTCTACTTGTTCCTTGCGGGCGAGGAGATTCCTAGCGCAGAGATTGGCGACCCCGATGCTGCGGAAGTTCCCGTGTTGCTCGACCCGGAGATGGAGGCACCCGCTATCTCCGATGTGGTGTCCGAATCCGCGCAATCAATTGCACCTCCCAAGTTGCATCGTGTGGACGGCGATTGGATCGTCTACCCGGACGGCACGCGCTACCATAAGTCCGTGATGAAAGCGGGGATGATGGAGCAAGATTGGGGTTGGAAGATTGACGAGGCAGAGGAAGCGGAGCCTGCTGCGGAGAAGCCTGCACCAAAGCAGAAGGAGGTTCGCAAGGACGACCGAACTGCGTCTGCGAAGGTCGATGTGAACTCGCTTCCGAAAGACTTGCAGAAGCGGTTGA